TAGGCAAGGCCGCGGTAGGCCGGGCTCGGCAGGGTCGCTTCGGCAGCCTCGAGGAGGGGATCGACGTCCTGATCGCCACGACCGGAGTGGAACCGCATGATCCCGCCCGTCTTGAGATCTCCCGCCGCGCCCCGCAGCAGGTTGCCGTCGGCCCAGATCCGGCCAATGCCGCGCAAGGGCCGGCTGGACAGCGCCACCGCAAAGGATGCGGAATAGGAATAGGTTGTCACCGAAGGGCGGCCCTTGCCGCCACCCTGGGAATCGCGGTGCTCAACCAGGTCGGTCGCCCAGATGATGGAACCGCTGACCCGCATCTGCCCGAAGTGCCGCGGAATCGGGGCGCCATAGCTCGAGGTGCTGGCAGACAGTTCCTTCAGCCGCGGACCTTCCCGCGAAGGCGAACCGATGATCGCGGAATCGACCTGCCGCCCGACCAGCGCACCGATCGCGCCGCCAAGCGGTCCGCCGATCAGCGTGCCAAGGGCTGAAAAGACAAGAGTGGCCATGGTGGATGTCCTCGTCAGTAGCTCGGTTTGGGGCGCCAGTGCCCGACGATGGCGCCAGCGGCGGGAGCCCGGCTGCGGACGACCCGCTGCAGTCCCGCATGGGCCTCGATCATTCGCTCCGGGTCCGGACCAACCACAAGAATGTGGAGCTGCCCCGGCCCCGGCCTCACCAGCAACACGTCACCCGTGCGGCATTCCTGCGTGGCCGGCTCGAACCCGTTGCGCTCCGCCCAAGTGTCGGCATCGGGCCACTCGCCGGTGCGGATCCGATAGCCCGTGGGAAGTTCGCAACGCTGCCCGCACGCATCGAGAGCGGCCACGACGAGGCCGACACAGTCGACGCCGGTTTCGGGCCGGCGCCCATGAAGACGGAAACGGCAGCCCACCAGGGCTTCGGCCGCTTGCGCAAAGGCGATCGGGCAAGTCATGGCGCCACCGGATAACGGGCGATCAGGTCATTGCCGGGCAGGAACGGTTCGCCCTGGAAGTTGATCGCATTGCCGAACCGTTCGTGACAGGTTCCCAGCGTGCGATCGCAGCCTTCGCGCAAGCTCGCCCGCGTCCCGGCCGGGATCGCCACCTGAAGCGGCCGCGCCAACAGCAAGCCACCGGCGACGCTGTCGACGATGGCGGTGCGTGTGCCCGCGAGCGGCCCATCGATCCACCGCAGCTCACCGCCCGCGAAGGCACTTGGCGAGATGGGGGAAGCGATGACGACAGTGTTCCCGGCAAGATCGGCCGAAGCAAGGGTCACATCGTGCGTGAAACGGGCCGCCGAAAGCGAGCAACCGGGTCCGCAGAACCGGGCCCGACAGGTCGGACTGGTCCGGGGAAGCAAGTCGATCTGGAGGTCCGCCTTGCGTGACCGCAGGCTGGCATTGAACGTCCCGCCATCCTGCGAAACGGTGCCGATCGACCCTTCGTAGACAACCTCGCTCTCCAGAGTCGCCCAGTCGACCAGGCCCGCAACGATGCGCGCACCATCGTAGCGACCGGCGGCAAGGTCCGCCTCGTTGATCGCATCATGGGTTAGCGCCCCGTCGATCTCCGCGCTGTCGGGCTCAAGGTCGGCCGAACGGCGGATCGCCGAAGGGATCATGCCCGGAGCCGCGCGGTGCAGCAGATCACCGAACCACAGGTCCGCGTCATGCGTTACGAAGCCGAGCGCGACCCCGTCGCTCCGGAACACCCGCCAGAACGTGGCGACCGTTTCCAGCTCCTGCGAAAACCAGATCCTGGTCATGCATCCTCCCGGATCTCGATGACGGGGACGGACGGCGCCTCTCCGGCGGCGAAGGTCGCGCCGGAAACCTGCAGGTGGTCCTCGGCAAAGCGCACCGGAACATCGAACAGGAAGCCGGCCCGAACCACCGCGCCCGCAGCGGGGGGCGCCGCAAAGTTGATCACGCCAAGCGGGTCCAGCGTCCAGCCGCTCGCCAGCAAGGCGCCATCGACACTGACCTTCACCGAACCTGCCACGGGCCGCGTGATCCGCCGCACCTGCGGCTCGTCGCCGCCGCCATATTGCTTCGTCAGCGGAAACGCCGTGCGCGATCCGTCGCCGGTGCCGATCCGCTGGTCGAGGCCGGTCGGGGTCCCGTTCATGCCGTTGGAGCTGAAATCGATCGGATCGCGCAGCCGGAAGCCACGCGCCGCCCCGCGCCGCGCGCGAAAGAAGGCAACAAGCGTTCCGAGGTCGGCTTCCGAGCGGACCCCGGCCCCCACATCGAACCGGAGCCGCGCATCCGACCACAGGCTGTTACGCCGCTCATGGCCGGAAGCGGTGACCGTGACATTGGTCGAAAACTCGGGCGTCACCGAAGTCCCCAGGCCAAGCGACAGGGGATAGGCAAGGTCATCGAAAGCCTGCATCGAATCGTCCTCTCCAAAGTCCGGGAGCCGCACGAACCCGTCGCGGCAGATCTGCGGAAGCGCCCAGATGAAGGTATCCGTCACGCCCCTTGCCCGCGCCTCGTCCGCCCCGGCGTCGATGCGCCGCCAGGCCAGGCGTTCCGCGGGATGCAGCACGAAGCCGGCGAGATAGTCCTGCGCCGAAACAGGATAGCCGAGCCGCGCCTGCGTGGCGGCATAGGCGCCAGCGCGCAGCCCGTCCGCGCCGCCAGTCAGCCAGTCGTAATCCTCCAGCTGCAGCCGGTCGAAGGCGGGCGCATGCCATCCGGCCGGCATATTGGCACGGCGGGCCTCGGGCATGGCCGGGTCCAGCAGGGCCGGCAGATAGGCCAGAAGCAACACTTCGGCGGCACCGGGCGCCGCCTCGGCGCGAACCGTATCGCGCAGGGCAAGAGTCGAAGCGGCCAGGAGCGCCCCGGCGCTGTCGAGCAGGCCCAGTTGCGCGGTCGTCAGGTTCGATCGCAGCGATGCGATGTCCGGCGGGTTGCCGCCGAATGCCGTCTTGGCGGCGGCATCGTAAAGGTAGATCCGCCCGTCGCCGTCGACCCACCACCAGGGCTCACCGATCTGGACCCGCACGGGCAGGCTCGCCGCCTTCAGCAGGTCCACCAACGCCCGCGCAACCTTCGCCAGCCACGCCATGGCCGTCGCGTTCGCGGGCGAAAGCAGCGCCGAGGGCGGCACCCACCCGGTCCGGGCGGCGGTGCCGTCGAACGCCAGCTGCTGCCAGGCCGCAGGACAGTGCTGCGCCAGACACTCGTAGGAAAACGAAAGGATCGGCGAAAAGCCCGCGTCGCGCGCACTGGCGAGGAAATTCTCGTGCCAGGCGCGCGCCGGTGTGCACAGGGCCGGCGCCGCCGGATCGACCAGAAAGGCCGCCCCTTCCGATTTCAGCGTCTGGAAATGGCTCATGCCAACGTAGTGGAGCAGGCTCCCCCGGTAGCCGAGCGCAAGCACGTTGCGGACCATGCGCGCCGGCGTGAGATTGCAGCTGTCGTCATAGGCCGTGGCACAACTGAGGCCATGGGGCGGCACCATGGCATCGCCGATCGGAAGCATCGCGCGCTCGCCATCGCAGCGAAGGTCGCTCAGCTCCGCCCACCCTTCGACCGGGGAGGCCAGGGCTTCGGTACTGCCGGGCGCATAGGCCGGCGCAACCAGCGAGATGAACATCCGGTCGATCGCCGCCGTGTGGACGGGATCGGCTTCGGCCGGCAGCAGGAAGCCGCCCTTGAGATCGGCGAAAGGAATCTCGATGCGCGCGTCGGTCGGCGTGCCGGAACGGGCGTAGTTCCACAGGCGCACGTACCAGGTTCGCGGCGCGCCGGCCGCATCGCGCCCCTCGATCGTCAGGGTCGGCCCGTTCACCGCATCCAGCGGGATGACACCGCCCGAACGCCAGCGGAAGGTCAGCGTGGTGCGCGAATAGTCGCGGTCGGTGCTGTAGGAAAGCAACGGGTGATCGAACCGGTCCTCGCTCTCCCAGATCACCCCGGCAAGGTCGCCGCGGGTGAGGAAGCGCACGTCGACGCGCAAGGCGTCGGGCGCGATCGCCGTCGCGGCGGCCATCATCGGCCGCGGGAAGTTGACTGTCCAGAAGCGCGGGTCGAACCGCTGGATCCAGTCGCTGTCCTGCCCCTTGCGGGCAGCTGCCAGCCAGAATGCCATGGCGTCGTTCTCCTAGGCCTCGTTCAGCGCACGGCGGACGGCGCTGGCCACCTGCCGGCTCGATCGTTGCAACGCCTGCGGCCCGTCCTGTCCGGGCGGCGAGTTGACGGTGATCGCGATCCGCACATCGCGCGGCGCGGCCGAAGCGGCCCCGGTTTCGATCCGCCCGGCCGAGGTCGGCACGAACATTTCCGGTCCGTTCTCGCCCACCACGTAGCCGCGCCCGGGCGCGACCGGCCCGCCGGTAGCGCGCCCCGGAAGGCCGAGCAGGCCACCAAGCAATCCGCCCGCAAGCAGGCCGCCAAGGCCGCCGCCGCCACCCAGCCCCAGGCCGATCGTGCCCAGCCCGCTCTTCAGCGCCTGCATGGCAATGCTATCGAGCACAGTCATCGCAATCCGGCGCAGATCCTCGAAACCCAGGCTGCCCCGGCGGATCGCACCCAGCAGGCCGCGCTCCAGCACGTCGCCGGCCTTGGCGAAGCCATCGGTCAGGGTGCCATCGAAAGTGCCGCGCATGGCGGCGATATCCTGGGCAAAGCCCTGGGTGTTGGCGCGTACATCGACGAGCAGGGTGTCCACGGCGTCAGTCATTGTCGTGCTCCATCAGGCGCGCCAGTTCCGCCCGCCCCAGCGGCGCCTCGCCGAGGCTCGCCACCGGCATGAGGATCGCGGCAAGCTCGGCGGGGGTCGCATTCCAGAATTCGTCGGGGCGCCAGCCAAGGAACCGCCCGGCCAGCCCCGCCATCTGCGCGGCGGCAGCGGTAAAAGGCTGGCTCACGCGCCGCCCTTGAGGATCTGTTCCAGCAGCGCGCGGAGCGGCCGCGTGCAGGCGGCCAGCCCCTGGGCGCAGATCGCTTCGCCCACCTCTTCCCGACCGATCCGGTCGCGGTCGGCCAGGCAGTGCCAGAACAGGGCCGCCATTTCGCTCAGGCGCAGATTGCCGGCGCCCGCCCGTTCAACCACGGCGAAGAGCGAGCCAAGCTCTTCCTCGGCGCCGACCAGGGCGGCAAAGCTCGGCCGCAGCAGGCGCGGAACGCCCCCCACCTCGAGCGTCGCCTCGCCCCGCGCGGGATTGGCCGTGCGGCTCACGCGGTCACCACCTGGCCGGAGCTTTCCAGAGCCATGGTGTAATTGCGCTCGCCGTTGAAATCGCCGGCATAGTCGAGCCGCGTGATCAGGAACTTGCCACGCATCTTCGCGCCGTCCTCGAAACTCAGCTCGCAGTCGGCCAGGGTTCCGGCCAGCGCACAGTCGCGGATCTGGTTTTCGGCAGCGCTGCCCAGGAAAATCCCGGCCGCGCTCACCGAAACGTGGCGCACGCCGGCACCCGAAAGCAGGTCGCGCCAGCCGCCGCTGTCCTTGCTGGTGATG